TTAAAGCCTGATTCATTCTTTTTTTAAATTGCTTATACTCGTATATTTCTCCGAATTCATTATTAACGACTCTTTTAAATAAATATCGATTATCATTAAACCAACGAATATCTAATCTCTTTAAATCCTGACATCGTAAATATCGATCCTGATATAATATTGAATAAACTTTTCCGCATATTTCATTACTTATTATTATCGCAAATGGCTTTCGGACTCTATGTAATGAAATTATAATCAATTCAAATCAGGGATTTTACTACAAATATAATTTTTTCTCCGTCACTTTTTTCCTCGTAATCTCGAATCGGACAATCATACCATTGTTTAAATTCATATTTAAAGTCCCGACCTGATCTCGAAATTATCGCTTCTTTTGATTCAATCCCTGATCCTATTTCATTTTTAATCTGATCGATTATTTTTTCCAGGTCAAAAATGCTTTTATATTCGATATCAATAAAAACCCTTTTATTTTTTAAATGCTTTCGATTCATTTTCATTGACTTGAGAATTTACGACTTCTAAATAATCCAAATATAAGTTTAAATTAAAACTACCCCCTTTATCTTTTAATCCTTTACCGAGGGATTTTTTCGACCAAAAATTGATATAAACTTTAATTTGACTTCTCAAATGATCGGGATACGGTATATAAGTATTTTCCATTTTTTTGCTTTTTAAAATTAATATTCTGAATAAAATTCGGGATCGTATTCCTCCGATTGATAATAAAAATCAATATTATTTTCAACTTCTTCGATTAATTTTTCTTTCAAAAAATTCAAATCAGATTCAGATAAAGATAGTATTATAATTTCGTCCTCACTATCGAGAATTTCGTATGTAATATGATTTAAATCAATATCGATTATATATTCACTTGAAGAATTATCAAAATACTGTCCATTGATATTAATAAAATCAGTCTCGATTACTTCTTTGATATTTATATCGACTCCTGAAATATAATATTTATACTTTGAATCCTCAAAATATAAATCATAATAAGTCCCCGCTTTGTGAACATCCAAATCAATTAATTTTCTTTCCATTGCTTTAAATTTTAAATTATAAACCAAAGATATTTATTCGAAATCATATAAACAACTATTTTGAGATATTTTTTTTTAAAATAAATAAAAAAACCCCGATTTTTTTCGAGGTTAGACCCGAATCTTTCTCATTTCGGGGAGGAACAAATCCCCTAACTCATTAAGAATTAAGGGATTAATTATAATTAAAATTTAATAGCAAACAAATATATTATTTTATTCGCCTGAATACAAATTTTCCGATCAATTTTCCGATTATTTTACCAAATAATTTGAGAAATCCCGATTCTGATTTAATATCAATATCCAATTTATTTGCTTCTTTTTTGATATTTATATCCAATTTTTCCGAATCGTATTTTAATTCTTTCATTAATTCGTCTTTATGTAATTCAAAATCGATTTTCTTTCCGTCAAATTTGATATCGGTATTTTTTTCCGTTTTATCGATTTCGATTTTATTTCCTGAAATATCAATATCCAGGTTAATATCTTTCTTTTTTTTAGCCATTTATTAGGGATTAAATTCTTTAATTAAACAATATGATACTGATTCTTGTTTTTTTGATTTTTGGGCTTCTTTATACCATTCCATTTGAGATAAATATTTATCCCTTTCATTGATTACCTGACATCCCGCACTCCACCCGTCAATGCTCGATTTAGTAATTTTTAAATTTCCCTGACGAAAATCATAGGTATTAGTATGATAATTGATTCCGAAAAATCCCTCTTGTATTGTTCCTGATTCTTCACTTTTTGAATCATTATCTCCGTCCCTGAATACTTTTATTTTTGCTCCCGTTTGAAGCAAAGCGGGCATTTTTCCTTTATGTAATCCATATCTCCAAAGATCATAATACCAAAGATCTGATTTTACGACTGCCGCACCCAAAGAATTATAATGTTTATATCCACCTTTTAATATTGATAATCCAGGATTGGTTGTTCCCGTCAAAACCTGAATGAATTTTTCCCCCTCGAATTCGTAAAATTTATCGTCAAAATAATTTGGTTGATCCTCGTTTGATCTGACTCCTAAAATCCAGCGACCCGTTGGAATTCCTTTGAAATTTGATAGTGATTTTACCCGATTCAGCAATTCAATATCTTTATATTTTCTAACCATTTTTTCGTCTTTTTATGATTGATATTCCCACAAATATAATAATTAAAATAATTAATACATTTTTCCCCAAATCAGGTCGATTAATATATTTATGAATCAATTTTTTTTCTTTCTCTTTCGTCTCAATCAGAATTGTAGTATCATTTTCCTTTATAATTAAAAAAGAATCAATCGATTTTAAACTATCCTCTGAATGATTTTTATGTTCTATTTTATAAAGGGAATCAATATAAAGATCATTTTCCATTTTTTTTATTTTTAAGCCAACCTAAATAATAGTCGTATAAATCGTCGATCAAAAGATCCATTTTCTCCGTTATTTCATTCGCAGTCCACCCAACAATAAAAGCAATCAGGATCGAAATACGAGCGGATAAATGCCCGTAAATCATTTCAACCAATCCAATAGCCGAATAACATAAAATCCCCGCTATAATCATACTCAAAATAGTTGATATTGGCTTTAATCTCTTTTTAATCGCCTTTAATAATGCTCCGATCATTCCAATAAAGATCGAAATCAAATCCGCAAAATTTTCAAATCCTTTCATTTTAAATATAATATGTTCTTTTATTTTTAAATTTATCCCCAACTTTAGCCGTTAATTTTGCTTTTCTCGAAAAATCGTAATACTCAATTTCGGGACTTTCCTCAAGTATTACGGGAATATCGTTATATCGATATGAATGATTGTGAGCATTATAATCTGAAATAAATAATTCATTCTCACTCAATAAATAAAGATCGACCAAAGGCTTTAATTGACATTCCTCAATCGGATCGGTAATTATTTCATATTGATTCAGATTTTCTCGAATTACTCGCTTCATTTCTCGATTTTGATAAATGATATTATCGATTTCCATATTTGGCTGTCGATTCCCGATATATCCATAAAATCGGTGAGTGCTTTCAATATTTGATCCTGAAAAATTGATCCCCTCGATTTCGTGATATCCGTCAAATATCGCCCGAACTCGAGCCGTATTTTTGGCATTTTGGATTGAATAAGCAAGTAAATTATAAATCCCCCAATCAATAAAACCAATTATTCCGCTTATATTATATTCGATCACTAATTTATAACATCCCTCACCGTCAGAAATTAAAACATCATTCCAATTAATTGTCGTGAAAATTGCATTCGGCTCATTAATAAATAATTGAGGAGTCGGAGTGAAATTAGTCTCCGATCCATTTTTATACAATTTGAATTGAGCCGTTCCTCCGATATTTAATTTGATCCAGGCTGAAGTTTTATCATTTTCCCAAGTATTCGAAGAATTCGAACCGAGAACGATATTTTCACAGCAACAATCTTTTATCCCTCGATTTTGCTCCTGAAAATTATCAGGCAATTTTATCGAATCATACTCTTTATAAATTCGATCCTCAATCCCACAAAGAGTGCAATCGATTCCCTCCGTTTTTAAATAATTATCCCCTGAAATAAACCAGGATTCAAAATATATCGGAGGATCGGGATCTAACGGAGATAAATCACCAATCGGACATAATGAATTTTTTGATAATACTGCTAATCCTGGATCGCCCAAATTAGCCGATATTCTCCAAGCATAATCCCCGTCCCAAAAACAATACAAAATAAAATTTGGATCAAATGGAAACGATAATAAATAATAATTTCGCCCATTATATAAGCCTGAAACTTGAGATTCGATTGTATATTCAAAATCTCCCGTAAATATAAATCTGATCCCGCAATCACAATCGGAGGGGATAATCGGACATTCTTTCGCTTCCGAAGTATTGAAAGTATCAAAATATGAATTCTGACTCCAACCAAAAACATTCGGTAAATTTGAATAAGGGGCTTCGACAAAAGATCCGTCATTTTCTAAAAATGAAACTAAATCCCCTTGCGATCCTGGTATCAATAAAGTCCAACCCGTCCCAAATGGAGCACCCCAGTTATAAACTGAAATTTGAAATAAAATTCCTGGATATTCAGGGACTTCAAAAATATAAGTCGGAGCACCCGATATTGGATCAATTTGATAAATATTTATATCAATCGTATTCGATTCTTGCGATCCTGGTATAATATATTGAATCGATAAACAATTCGTTAAATAGGTATCGCATTCTTTGGTTTCAATATATGAAAATCCCTGACCTAAAATCCAAACGGGAGAAACCGCAAAAGGGGGACAAGGGGGTAAAGAGTTTTTTACTGCTCCAAATGATTGCCCGCCTGATCCTCCCAAAATCCAACCGATCTCCCATTGATTGTTCGGATCATTATAATAAAGGAAAAAATCAACTCCCTCGATATTCCATTGATAATAATTATATCCTCCGTAAGTCCCTGAAATATTAAGATTATTAATATATGTTTGAGGGATTGAATAAAAAGATATAAATTGAGTGAATTTCACCGAAAGAGATTGCCATTGTCCCGCTGATATATTTCCTGATACTTCGCTTGCTATTGGAGTCGCCCATTGAACGTGAATAGTCCCTCCATTATTAGGTAAAGATCCCGATTCAACTTTCCAAAAATCGTTTAGTTGGTCATACCAAATCGTAAATAAATCAGTATTTGAAGTGACTAAATTATTCAGAGATAATAAATACCAATTCGCTCCATTTAATCGACCCTTTGGAATTAATTGAGCAGTCTGATTTCCGTATTGTTCCCCGTTAATATCGATCTGATATTTTTCAATCGTGAGGGTTATATTTACGCAATCACAAGCCATTTATTATATTAATTTGATTATCGAACTCTTTACCCGCTTCTAAAATCAATAATGCTCTTGCTGATTGCATTGCTTCATTATCATTAATTGATATTTCTAATTCTTTACCGAATATGAATTGATTTTGATATTCAATATTATCGGGAATAATCTCAAAATATACTTTATTTTCGATCTGATTTTCCTTAATAATTTTTACTTCCATAATTTAGTATTTAGTATATATTTGAATCGTAGCGACATCCATTATAGCGGCTATGGAAGTTGAAGATCCATTGCAACGGCTAACTACGGGACATAAAAAAGAACTCGGCAAATTAGTTGATAAAATGCCAGTTGCTATTGCTCCCGTATCAATTCTTGTTACTCGATATTTTACTGAATTCGATCCTAATTCATTAAATAACTCCAGGCAATAAATCCCAGTAAAAGCAGATCCAACAGTTCTATTAGCGGGAAAATTTGAGCCGAGATCAATTTTTGTTGCCGATCCAGCACTATCATTATGCAATATTTGTAAATTCAAATCAGTAGGATCATTTCCGATCCCGATTATATTTCCTAAACTGCTTGCGAAAGTTAATGATCCAATTTGAAAAGTAATTGCATTACCCAAACCAACCCAATTATGAGCCGAACTATTATAAGTTAAATCAGCAAATCCAAATGTAAAAATACAATGCCAACCCATACCAATAACTATATCAGTTCCATTCCCTCGATACCCAGCAATACTCCCCGAACTCGTTGTGCTTGTAAATCGAGATCTGATTATTTTAGTTGCAGTCGCTCCACTTAATATTAACGCTGATTGAGTTCCGCCAATCGATCCCGATAATAATCCGCTATAAAAAACTGTGGGTGATCCATTGGTAAAAGTATGAAATCTTGAAACATTAAATCCGCTTATTTTTGGGATAAATTCGCTACTCGGATCTACCCAGGATATAACTCCTGATCCATTAGTTGATAAAACTTGTCCATTTGATCCGTCCGTCAATGGAAATTTATAAGCCTGATTAAATTGAATTTCCCCTGATTTAAGGACGGCAAATCTCCGTAATGAAGCATTGGTATCAGTTATTGAAAATAATCGATCTGAAATTAATAAAGTCGTTGGATTGATATAATAAGCAACCAAATCATTCAATACTACTGCTCCCGTATTGGAAATATTAATCTGATAAAAATCTAAATTTTGAAATTCAATTCCGAAATTATTTCCGTCAATAATTCGATTGCCCGTCAAAGATCCGTCAGTATTATAAATATTTTCGGATTGAGGGATCGGTTTATTTTCCCAAACTAAAGTCGTTCCATTAAAAGTTAAAACTTCCTCGTCATTCGGAATCCCTGAAATTAAAACATCGTGTAATTCATTTAATTCGTATCCATTTTGGATAGCATATAAAATCCGACCATTTATATTTTGCGATCGAGTTACGATCCCGATAAATACTGAATGATTTGGTTGAATCGGAGGGGTAGTAGTAACTAATCCGTCCGTCGTCGATAGCCATAATCTTTGCCCGATTGAATAAGCAGAAGTATCGAGATTATCGACTTCTCCGCTCGTCACAATATATCCCGTCTGATCGTTTAAAACATCCTCGAATACCGCTCCGATAGTCTTTGAAGAAGTCGCTTCGGTCGAAGCATTTGCTTTTAAGGCTTCAGGAAAAGTAGCAGAAACGGAGGAAGTTTTTAAATAAACAATCGTCCCTTTCAATAAAGTCGATCCCGTTTTATTTATAAATCCGACCATTTCTTTTCGAGCCGATTCAACGATACCGTCATTATTTGGATCATATTGAGACTTCAACATATCTCCACCCGTCGGTAAAGAAATAAAAGATAAATTTCCCGCTCCGTCAGTTGAAATTACTTGACCTGATAATCCGTCCGAAGTCGGTAAATAATATTCGTCATTGATTCTCACTCCACCTCCATTGATTCGGAATATTTCCTGAGCCGTTGTAGCATTTCGGACGATCATATATTGACCTGTATCCTCGATATTGAATTCGACTCCAAAAGTTCCAACGGGATCGGGATTTACGTTAAATATTAATTTCCTTAAATTATCAAATTGTAATGCGTGATTATCGGCATTGATAATTCTTTCCCCGCTTAAAGTTCCGTCGGAGGAATAAATTGTTTGAGCCGTTGATAATATTCCTGATTTAATTACTGATCCTTTTATTTTAGCCGTTTGATATACTAATCCGTCGAAATAATCGATATCGTAATAATCGTCGTCCCCGAAAATAAATCTTTCCAAAGGATATAAATGTATTTTAGCACCCATATTTTTTAATTAACTTATTATTTTTAATTCCCCGTAAGTCGTTTCTTTATCGATCCCGTCAGTCGTTTCCTTTCCATAGGCTTCGACATTGGTTGAACATCCTTTTATTTTGGTTGTAAATTTAACTCCATTTTCTAAATTTATCTTGTTCGAATCAAAATAACATTTCATTAATGCGACATCGGGACTCGGGAAAGATAACGAAACAAAATTACCTGAAATTGGAATCAAAGGATTATTTATATCATTATCAAAAGGGACTATCGTGCTCAATAAATATCGGGAAGCGGATTCTTTCGGCTCTGCGGTTATCATTCCCCAAAGATTAGATTGTTCCCAAGCATAGCCGTTAACCAACTGATGTCTTGCTTCAATTCTCATTAATAATCCCTCCGTAATGATATTTACTTGCTGATTGGTCGATTCAATATAAAGATCAATTTTTTGAAATATATTCGGATCGGAATCATAATTTTTTATTTCGACTATATCGTCATAAACATACCCCAAATTATCTGATTCGTATTCCAAATGAAGTCGTAATTTCCAATCTCCCGTATTTCCATAGGGAAACCAATTTTTAGTCTGATTATTTGGATAAAAATCATTATTCGCATTCGATTGCTCGAGCCAATATTCCCAACGATAAATAAAAGGGAAATATATTTTTACTCCATACTCAGTCGGAGTATCGAGTGAGGGATCTAAAATTAATAAAGCATTTCTTTTTTCACTCGTCGTCGGTAGGATTGAATAAATATTCAGAGATTCATTCAAAATATATTTTCCTGAAACTTGAGGAATTGATCCAAATCCGAAAAAAACTTGACTTAAAGTAAAAGATTCTCCCGTAATTGAATTATATGCTTCGATCCTGGCTAAAAATGAATCAATATTTTGATATAAATTCCATTTAAAAGACCCGACAAAAGATAAATCGTCCTCAATATTTGCATTATATCCTGAATTTACTCCAGGAATAGTATCAGTAATATTTCCTGAATGATCGTAATATCCCGCAGTAATCATATCAATATTACCCGCTATCGGAGGATTGCTCGTTAATTGACCCTCAAAAACCAATAAATTTATATTTCCAACTTTCGCCCAAACATAAAATAATTGATCTCCGCTATCTCGATTTGACATAAACTCGTCAAATAAAGGATCGGGATTAATTGATAAATCAATCGTAATAGTCGATCCCGTAATATTTGTATTGATTATATCGACGACATAATTTGCTCCGTCAGGATTGCTCGGAGATTGATAGTTATTTAAAGCAAATAAAGGGGTTGAGGGAATCGTCATTCCTAAATTTTGCTGTGGGGTAATTTTATTTTTATAATAATCCTCGTCATTTGGAATATATGAAAAACCAAGAGCAATGTCGGAGGTCGGTTGAGTCCCCGCTTCGATAATTATTTGAGCATTCGTGATTGAATCGTATCCGATTTCAGTAATTCCCTGAACTAATTGAGCGTCAGAAAATCCGACATTATAAGGCTCATTAAACCAACCCGTATTCGCTTCGAGATTGAAAATACATTGCGCCCTTTGAAAAGGCTCTCCAACTTCCCGAGCAAATTCAATTCGAGAAAATAATTTTAAGCAAAAATTTTGATTGAATTGATCCTGATCGTAAATTCCTGATTGAATGATCGAGAATTTTATATTATAAACATATCCAAATGCTCCAAAATATCCCGCTTGAGTAGGAGATTCGTCAAGCATTTCGACTTGTGCTTCGATTACAAATTGTCCTGACTGCTTTCCAAAAGGAGTCATATCGAGAATTGTTCCACCTGGAATAAATGGATAGCCAGGATAAGCAGATAAATCGATTCGAAATCCCGTTGATTCTCCGTCAATTAATGAAAATTCGTTTCCTGATTGATTATTCTGAACGTGATTTACATAAGCAACTATTTCCTTTCTTCGATAATCCGTTGCTCCATATATTTGGACAATTTCTCCGTTTATTTGATCGGGAACGCAATTTGATTCTAATTGATCCAATCTCAATACCGAATAATTTGATCCCTCGACATTCACTATTTCATAAATTTGAGAAGTGAATAATAAATTTCCTACTGAATCATATTTCCGAATGCTTATTTGTTCGCCTTGACGAAATCCCTCAACTAACCAATTCCCGCTACCAAAAGTAATCGTCTTTTGAAGCAGATCAAAAGTTAAATAATTCGATCCTCCGCTAATTACTTGAACTTGCTCCAGGATTTTTAATCTGACATCCACTCGATCCCCCGCATTACATTGATAAAAAGAGGTTTCCGATCCGTCAGAATAAGTAAATTTTTTATCGATTATTTGAACTGCCATATCTTGTAATTATTTCGTTTATTCCTGATATATCATTATTTTTAGCAGAGGATAATATTTTTTCCAAATCCTTTTGTATCTCCGCTTTTTGCTCATTAAATTCAGGGGGTAAATCATTCATTAATTTTTGATTATAATCAATTAATTTATTAAAATCCCTTTGAAAATTTTTCGCCATTTGATTTATTTCCTCTGCATTCATATTATTAAACTATTCTTTGAGTATTTACTTTTCCCGTAGCATAATCATTCGGAATCCGATAAGTAATATTTGCTTCCTTTGATTCGTCAAAATATTCGATCTCCAAAACCTCGCAATCCAATCCATTTATGTTAGCATAATTATTACCAAGCAAAGATATAAAATCAGAATCGGTTAATTTTATTCGAGCATTTTCTTTTAAGATCCAACCATTTAATTGTATCTGATTTATTGAATGATATTTTTGCCATAATGCGTTAGCACCAATAATTTGTAAATAATCAGATGGCTGTTTTCCGTTTATAGTCCAAAGTAATTTTGTAGTAGAAAAATAAGGAGCGGAAATCTTTAAACAATCCTTTCTTTCTCCGATCGTATTCCCGTAATTCGTTCCCCCTCCAAATATTCCCGTAACTGCGTCAATGGCTAAAAATAATCCCTTTCCGATCAATTCCACCCAATTTAATTTGTCTTTCCTCGATCCCAAAGCAAAAGGGATTGATACCTCATTTAATCCTTTTATCGATACCAAATCCTGATTTACTATATTTAATGGCTCGGTCGAATATTCGACTAAATTATAATCAAAAGTTTCTCCGTCAATACAATGCGAATCGGTAAAATCATTTGCATAATGAATATAATATCGTTTCCAAATTTCCTCCGAATTATAGGAAAATTCCTCGTCTCGATCCCCCTGAATATTTAAAGCGGGGATAATTTGAGCCGATATATTATTTACCCAATAATCCCGCCTTTCGAGATAAACAATTCCGTCATAAACTCGAACTTTAGCATTAAACATTGATTCAAGAGTTTCCAATAACGACCATAATGTCGGAGTCGTATCGGAACTCGACGGATATCCTTTATTAAAAGGATTGAAAAATTCTTCAGGCAAAATATCAAACCACGATTTTCGATTTCTTACAAGAGGAACGGGAAGCAAAGTCAATCCCGATTCATTATCCAGGATAGTCGATTGAAAATTAAATCCTAAATGCTGACATCCTTTCAAACATAATTCTTTTATTTTACATCCGAGTAAATTTCTTTTCGGAGGGAATATCAAAGTAAATAATTGAGCCGCTAATTTTATAAGAGCGATCAAAATCAAAGCGAAATAAGCAATTTTGAAAATCAGTTCCAAAGCAAGAATTATAATAGCACCCCAGTCGGGACCTGGAATCGGTAATCCTACGGGAGTAACGGCTTTTATTAATGCTTTAGCCGTTTCGAAGACTGCTTTTCCCGCTTCAATCGCTTCCTTTGATAAAATATAAATCGAGATCCCTAAAGTGATTGATTTGGTTAATTGATCGTCCTGAATTATAAAATATGGAATTTTAATTGTATTGAATTGAACTCCATTTTTTGCCATTAATTCAAAAGTCGTTCCTTGTGCTCGATCTTTAAAATTATCAAATCCCTTTCTTTTTTTTACTGAAACCTCAACTTCATTATTTTTGATTATAAGAGATTCAGTCAGATCGATATAATAATTCAATTCCGTCCCTGAATTCATTTGTATTCGATATGGAATCCCCTCAAATATTCCTATATTTTGAATATGATTGAGAATTAAGTCTTTTGCTTCACGAGGTAAAATAATTGAATCGGTCGTTAATTCCAATTCATTCGGATTCCCCGTAAAAAGAGATTTGATTCCGATTTCCGTTCGATTTCGGGGACTTATTTCAATATCATTTATAAAATGTTTCATTTTCGAACTTTATATCTATTATAAATAATTGTATTTCCTCTTTTTTGCTTATCAATTATCTCGACCATTGATTGAGTTACTTCCCCAAGTCCGTAATAATTTTCAGGTTTATTCCTGATTGTTTGATTTACCTCGTCTAATTTATTGACTAAAATCGCTAAATCCAAAGCCGATCCACTCTGATTATTCCCTTTCAATAATTTCCCGTTTTGATATTCAATAGCAATTCGAGTTAATTCTTCATTACTAATCCCTTTTAAGCGATCATTCAGATTTTTTGGGATTACTCTTTCGTTTGGATGTAATATAGCCTGAAATCCTCCCTTTCCGTCAATTCCTGATCCATTTTTACCCGTATCTTCCGTTCCTGATTCAAAAGCGGGAAGCGAATTTAAAAAGGCTTGAAGCAAAGCGACATCTTTTATAGTATCAGTCAGAGCCTTGCTCGATTTTTCCCCTGGTTCTAAATTTTGTAAATTCTTCGAATAGGCTTCATAAACCGACTGAGTCAATTTGATTCGATTCTGCTTCCGTAATTCCTTTTCCTTTTGTTTATTGGCTTCAGCAATGATCCGATCTTGTTCTGCTATTGATTGTTTTGCGTCTATATTCCCCTGAACTGCTAATTCTTTCAACATATCTCGAGTCTTTTCAGCCGCTTGAATTTCTTTATCTAATTGAGCGACCTTTCTTTCCGATTGCTTAATAAAAAAATCAGTTGAAACCTTGACAATATCGTCCATTTTTTTATATAAATCCTCTTGTGCTTTGATCTGCTTTTTTGCTTTTTCGTCGAAATCTTTTTGCTCTTTATTATAATATTCGTCCTGAGCGTCTTGAATTTCCTCGCCCGCTTGTTTTAACTTTTCATTTTTAGCGTCCTCGATTTTAATTATTTTATCTTTGGATTCCTCTGCTTTTTTGACTTTTTCGGTTTCTGCGTCTTTATTTCTTTTCGCATTTTCGATATCTAATTGTTCCTGGCGATCGGCATAAATTTTATTTAATTCAGCAATTTTAGTATTTTTTTGTTTGGTCGTTAATTCTGAATCATTGATTTTATCTAACTCAGATTGATAATTACTATCTAATTTTTTTTGTTCTGCTAATATTTCCGCTTTAACTCTTTCGTCAATGGCTTCGAGATCGAATTTTAATTGATCCTGAGCATATTGTTTTTCCAATTCATATCGATCGACAATTTGTTGCTCAACGGGGCTATACATATCTCCGAATTCGACTTGACCTTGAGCATTGATTTTACCCTCAACTCCGACCTCAATTTGTCCCGTTTCCCTTGCTTTTTTCTTTGCATTATTAATTGTAGCATTGATATCTTTATCTAATTGAGATAATTTTCTTTCATTTAATATATTTTGAATCTCATTCAATAATGTTTTTTGTCGATCGAGATAAAAATCAATTTCTGATAATTCAACTTTTAAATCTTTATGCAAATTGACATTAGTTTTTAATTTATCGGAGTTATCAGCAACTCGAACTGAATAATCCTCTTGTGCTGAATTAACCTCTAATTGACGCACTTGCGCTTCGTCCAAAGCGTCGTTAAATTCCTTTCGGCTTTCTTTTAAATTTTTAAGTAATAATTCGTCCTTTTGTAAATTTTGACTCAAATTTCCAATTAAAGAAGCATTTAAATCAGTCGATCCCTGACCTCGCATTCTGATCTGATTTACTTGCTTTTGTTGTTTTTTCTGCTCCTCCCGTAATCTTTTTGTATTGGCGATTTGAAATTCTAATCTTGTAATATTTGCGTCATAATCCTTTTTTGATTGTTCGTAAATATCCTTTTCTCGATTTGCTCTTTCTTTATCTAATTTTTCCTGGCTTTCTCCATTTGCTCGTCTTGTTCGAAGTTCTTTATCGAGTAATCGTAATCTTTCCTGAACTTTTTTCTTTTCGTCCTCGACTGTTTTACTTCCCTTTTGATCTGCGTATTCTTTTGCTTTATTGAATAAATCTTGTTGCCTACGGGCTTCAGCCGCTCCCGAAGCGATATCATACCATTTTGTCGCTACCTCGACTAATACTGATATCAGTAACATCCACCCAATCGCTTTAAATGCTTGACCGAATCCTTTTACTGCCGTTCCCGCTTGAGTAGCCGTAGTCCCCGTCATTTGTTGCGCCCTCGCTAATTGGATTTGTTCTAATCGATAGGCTCGAGTTCCAGGAATTTGTCTCAATATATTTGCTCCGAATTCTTTAAAATTCGTATTTCTTAATTTTTCGATTGCTAATAATCCATAAACTACCCCTTTATAAATGAGCCAGGCTCTCGCTAATTTTCCAATCAAAGAAATTATTGTTCCCAAATTATTTGCCAGGAAATCCAAAATATATCCAAATGATCCCGTCATTTTTCCCGATTCGTCAAGACCGAGAATATATTTATCAAAAGCACTTTTTAATTTATCAATTTTAGCCGCTAACGTATCATTCTTTTTAGCGAATTCGTCATTAATTGAATTCGTATTTTTTAGAGCCTTTCCCGCCTGATCCGTTCTCGTTGCTAATAATTCCTGATTCTTTGATAATTTTAATAATACCTCACTTGCTCCCGCTCCGTCAATTTTTAATCCGTCAAGAGCCTGAGCCAGTCCCACCGTATCCCCCTCAAATTGACCCGATTTTGCTACGACTTTATTGAATGCTCCCATTAAATCGGTATTCACTAAATCGGTAAATTCTTTCATAGGCATACCGACAAATTCAGCGAATCCCGCTGTATTCGAAGCCATTTCTTTTAATAATCTTTGAGTAGCCGTTCCCCCTCTTTCAGCCGTAATATTCAATTCCTGGAGTGTCGCTGATAATCCTAAAACTTGAGACGAAGTTAATCCCAAAGGAATACCAACCCCTCCGATTCGACCCGCAAAATCTGAAATAACGGGCGAGGTCGCTGATCCCTCTGCTCCTAAAACATTCAGGGCATTTCCGATATTTAATAAATCCCCTGAAACATCCTTTGATTTTATATCTGATAATACATTCCGAAGCCCTCCGATAGTAGCCGTTATTTCCTCTGCTCCTCCCGTAAATTCGTCCCCTAAAGCGACATTTAATTTATCGATTGATTCAGTAAATCCGACAATATCTTTTTTCCCGATCCCTAATTGACCACCGATTACTGCTATCTTTTGTAAATTTTCAACTGAAGTTCGAGTATCAATATTTAATAATTCCCTCGATAAAGCCTTTGCTTCTTCGGTTGTCGTTCCGACCGTCTTTGCTATATTCGCTGCTTCTTCGTCAAAGGATTTCAGAGTATTTACCGTTGCTCCGACGACTTGAGAAAATCCAAAAGCGATCCCTAATTGACCCAATCCGAATTGTAATTGATTTATTGCGTCCCGATAATTTCCAACATTCCTGAAATTATCTCCGACTGTCCGATCAATATCTTTTAATTTTCGATCCCCCTCTTGTGCTGATTGAGTTACGACTTTATAAGTATTCGCTAATTTTCGATATTCTGCTCCATTCTTTTTACCCGCTTCTTCAAGTCGAATCATTTGAGCGGCTAATTCTTTTGATTGATTTTTTAATTCTCGAGTATTTCGCTCAAGTTCTTTATATGCTGAACTCTGATCTTTTAATTGTTTCGCTTCTTTCTCTTTCTCTTTTGCTAATCTTTTGGCTTCCTGGCTTTCTAATTTAGATACTTTTATTTGCTCTTGTTTATTCTTTAATTTCTGATTTTCGATCGCCAATAATTCAAGTTCTGCTTTTCCTTTTTTAGTCAATGCTTGAGATCTTAATTCGTCGATTTGATTGGCTTGCTTATTTAAAGCATTTGCTTTTTCAATCAATGTCAATATCTTATTTAAGTCAGAAACATTATCAATTTTTAATCCTTTTAAAGAGGATTTTATTTCGGACGCCATTGAACCAAATTTTAATTTAACTTCGTCCAATTTCTTTATTGTATCGTCTGCTGAATCTCGAACTCCTTTGAATAAATCCTCTGATTCGAATAAATCTTTCGCTGATATTTTAGTAGCCATTATTTAGTTTTTTGATAATTTATTTATCCTTTCGTATTCCTTTAATAAATTGAAAAATTCAATTACGCAAATCTCTTTTGATCTGATCCAATATCCCAACCATTTCGATAAATGAACTATCGCCTGATCGATTGATATTCCTCCACTATTTAAATTTAGTTGCATTGCTTCGAGTTTCCTGGATTCCATTTCAATTAATGTCAATTTGAATCGATCTCCCGTAATTAAATAATCCAATTCGAGCAAAGCCTTTTTTTTCATTTGATTTATAATCTTTTTATATAATTCAGATAGTCCGAATGTTTGAATATATTGATCGTATAATTTTTCCCACATTTTTATATCATTTTCATTATGAATATCATTAACTCCGACCTTTTTTCTGATATAAATTACCTTTCCCTCCGTGCATTTTATCCAATTATAAAGGGGAAAATTATCGAGATTTTCGAAATAAATAATTTCGGATTTCCTGATTGATTTCCTCTTTAATTTTGATCGCAATTTTTGACTGATTTTCTTCAGTAATTCCAACAATCTCGTTGCCATATTTTTCGAATAAATTAGTTTTGTTTCCGTCCTCGTCGGTTTTTATAGGATCTCCGTCCATTAAAAACTCTAATTTCCCGACTCTGACTATAATTGAATTATAAAATTCTCCCGTATCAAATAATGTATAAGGATCTCCGTGTCTCTTTCGACCTCCCGTAATTTGTTCAGTCAATTTCGAATAATAATAATTTCCCTCCGTATCCTCAATCCTTTGATTATTTCCGTCAATGGAATTTTTTAACTGATCCTGGACTAAATTAATAATATATTTTTTTACTGCTGGCTTGCTCAATATTTTATACCAAATCGCTTCCTGACTGATAGCCGTTTTACTTCTTCGAATCGCTTGGTATAATGCTTCCATAGTTCAAAGTTAATCCGAATAATAATATTTATCTCAATCGAATAAAAAAAGGGGATATCACAAAGATAATCCCCCTTTCCGTTTGATAGTTTAATCGTTTATCCCTCCGTTGAAGAATCTTTAATCTCCGAATCAATTACTTTCGATTCTGATTCAGCGATTATATTTTTCGAAACTGATCTTTTTACGATTACTTTATCTGAAAACTTTTGTTTCCAAATATCGACCGCTTTATTGAATTGAATTTCTACCGTCTTGTTTGGGATTAAATTCTTTAAAAATTCCTTTTGTTTCTCGCTAAATAAACTATTGAGATAAGCCATATTAACGGAATTTCTACCGAAATTTACTTCATAACTTTGCTGATATAAAAAAACAATTCTACGGGTTGGAATTCCTTGAGCACTAAAAATCTTTATCGCTTCCGATATTGATTTAATTTTTCTCATTGATTCCTCAGTAAATTCAACTCTCGTAGCCATAATTCAAAAATTAATTAGCCTCGAATTGAACTGATCCCGAAAATCCGTCTTTGATTATACTCAAAGTATAAACTTCTCCCGTTACGAATCCAAATGAAACCAAATAAGTTCCTGGAGTCGATTCAGATATCGATCCGATTGGCTCAATTCCATTGGTTACGGATTCAAGTTGGAAATCAGAAATTGTCGCTCCTACGAATTGAATCGGATTCAAAGCCGTTCCATAATCAAAAGAAGCAACCGCTTCGATTGAAGTATTTAAAACTTCATTTTGAAGAACTAAATTTACATCGATCAATCCTGATAAAGAATTGAAATCGATTCCCGCTTCAGTAGCCGTTATCATATACATAGTTGATTCGTCGAATAATCGATCGAAATCAAAACCAAGCATAATTTTTTGAACTGTTGAATCAGTCGCAAACATAAATTTCGGATCCCACGATTGAGCATCAACGGGAATCGGATAAAGGAAATTACCAACTTTTGATCCGATCAAATTTCCCGTTACGTCAACGACATAAACTCCAAAAGATACGCAACGACCTCCATTCAATTTACCCAATAAAGTCGGAGTCGAATCCTCACCCCATAATTCGCCCGCAAAGGATCTTTTCCCCTGACGAAGAAAAGCCATTCGTCCCGAATTCGCTTCTTCGAATTGAGAATCGGCTTTTGCTAATTCAACATTTTCAAATAAAGGAAGCGGAAACCAACGCTTGCTTGAATCAAACTCATTTACCAAATCATTCCAAGTCGGTAGTGGAGCAGTCAAATCGATTCCGTTTAAAGATCCGTCATTTGCTCTCAAAGGCAACATTATCAATGAAGCCGTTACGGATTGAATCGGAACGCAACCAGGGCGTCCAGTATTACTCAATCCTACATTACAATTACATCCTGCCATTTTTTCTATTTTTAAGCATTAATAAAATTTAATTTAACATTTACAATTTTCTTTATATCTAATTAAATTGAGCCGAAGTTCAACCCCGCTCAAATTAGCGTCCAAAATGTTTTTAATATATCCTGATTGATCCTCAACTCCAAATCGAGTAAAATTTATTAATTCAAATGATTCGATCGTTTTATATGATCGATTTTTATTAATCACTTCGATAAATAATTTTGCTAATTCAGACATCGGCTCAACTACATTATGAATATGATCTGCTGTATAAAAATCCACATTATTCGTTTCGTCCATAAAGAATACTCGAATATCACAATCCCAATCGTAAACCGATTCTCTCCCGTGCTTTTTATACCTCAAATCGTGAAGCAACCAAATCAAAGGGGTTTTATTTAATAAATTATCCTCTGCGATCGTCCATTCTCGGTTAGCGGATATTTTCGTCCCGCTAATGAAATAAGGTTCAGGTAAAAATAATAATCCGTCAGCCGATCCCGCTTTAAAAAAAGAATCGGATTCAATTTCAGTTATTATAAATTCGTTCCCGTCCAAATCTTTTAAAGTTTTTCCGATTCGAGCATATTTGGTTTTACAAGATTCAGTTATTTCCGATATTGGATCGTATTTTCCCTGAATCGAGAAATCAATTTGCTCGACTATTTCTTTAATATGAACTGAAATATCCTTTATCATATCCAATAATTGAACAATTTTCTTACCCCTTTGAATTTATTATATCCGATTCCGATCTTTATTACCTCGAATTGAGCATTATTATCCCCGCCTGATATAGTCATTATATCCCCGATTTTATAATCTTTACCGAATTCATTGATAGTAATTGATTGAATTACTCCGTCCGTTACTGAATTGATCGTTATTTCTGCGTCCTGATTTCCTCCGACGAGATATAATAAATCCCCCGCCTGATAATTTTCCCCGCCCTCAACTAAGTCAAGAGTAAAAACCGACTGATTTGGATCTAAGGGATCAACTGTGATAGCAAATAATGCTCCTGATCCGAATCCTCCGAAAGTCGAAAATTCTCCGTCTGCGTAACCGCTTCCTGAATTCGAAAGATATTGTCCGTCAATTACCCCTACTCCATTCGTGGTAATTTCAGCGACCGATCCCGATCCCGTTACTTCGCTTATAAATTGAGTCGTATAAAATAAATCGTCGAGATATAACTCACAATTCAAATCTCCGTCCTGGATATATAATAAATCCCCGATTGAATAATTTATCCCCTTTTGATTTATGCTTATTGATTGAATAATCCCTCCCGTAGCAATATAATCGATCGTTGCTCCTGATCCTGATCCCCCTGATAAAGCAATATTATTACCTGAATTCGGATAGTTCGTTCCCGCTATTTGAATAGTCAGAGATCCGATTCCTCCGTCCGTGATTTGCTCCGTAGCATATAATAAAGGTGCTATCATTGAGGGATAATTAGTCCCTGAATTAATGATCGATAATTGAACGATTTGACCCGTTTCGATATTTGGATTTAATAATATAAATTCCTGAATCGCCTGATAACTTCTGACTGCTTCATTATATCGATTATACATAGTATTTCGAATAGTATTCGCAATCTCGCTATTTTCTGATTTCGGATTTGTATTTCCAAATGGAGTCATTTGATTAATCAGATCTTTCGCATATTCAAAATAAATGAATCCTTTAAGCATTTCCTTTAATCCCTCTGAATCGAGAATAGTATTCATTATTTGAAAAGAATTCGCCAAATAATAATAATTTGCGACATCCTCCGAAAATGGATAATACAATTTAGTAAAATTCGGAGATTGAGGAATATTCAAAAGCGGATCGAAATCTGCTATAATTTGATTATAAAATTCTACTCCGAATAATTCTTTCAAATATCGAGGTTCATACCGATCGATATAATCTTGTAATTTCGCATTATCGTAAAGTCCTTTCGATAATTGATATTTTCCCGTGAAATCGTTAATGCTTAATATCATTTCTTTTATATTAAATCTCCAAGTCCTTTTTTAATAAGGATTAAAGCAATTTCTCCCGTTAATTCGTATTCTGCGTCCTTTGGCATTATTTTATTTTTTCCGTTGGATCTGAATCGATATAATTTAGCGGGATCAATTTCGGGGATAGCCTGGATATTTTTATCCGAAAATTCCTCTTTTAATCCTTTATTTTTATTTGAATCTTTTTTCATTTTGAGTCGCTTTAATTAAATTATCCCGCTATTGCTGGGTCAAGAGCCGCAATTGAAGTTGAGATTGTTCCCTTTTGGAATGCTCCCAAATCATTTGCTTTGATATAATTTACTGCTCTTGTTTCACAAATAATCGAGATCATATTTCGAGTGAAATCGTCATTTTCATAACCGAAAGTGATATTCATAGCCTCACGCATTCTCAAATTATCTTTGCTCATATCAGCAACAAGGAATGTATTAGCCGCTATCCAAGTCGTAGAAACGACAGTCAAATTAGCGATTTTTGGTTGCCCTGATAAATTATCGAGATAAAAAATCGGATAAGTATATTCTCCCGTTGAAGTTTTAGTTAATTGCAATTTAGCAACATCCAAAGGATTTAAAACGACGTGAGTCGGGAAAAATTTAGCCGCTTCAATATTTGCGCAAGCCACTCGAATTACATCGTGAAGATTAGCAGAAATAATTGTATTTGCGAAAGTTCCCGCTGTCCAAGCAGTCGCAAGAGTAAACATCCCCTCTAATTGAGATCCAACTCCAGTCCCGTTAAGGATTCCATTTTCCAAATCGTCAGCAACCGAAGCCATTAAATCGGTATTGATTTCGTTTTGCATAAAAGGTAAATCGGCTAACATTTCTTTCGAAACTTTGATTACTCCCGCAATCTTTTTTACCTCTTTTGAAACTTCCTGATATTTCAATTCGCCTTGTGGTTTTGCTCCCGCTTCAGCAACATAATCAGAAGTTGATCGTAAAGTTTGCTGAATATAAGTCACGAATTTTGAAGTCGTAGTCCCTCGATTCACGACATTTTGCAATAGGATTCTTTCTCGAGCGATTCGATTGATTTGAGGATCTAATACCGATAAAGCGATATTTCCCGTATAATCTCCCGTGATAGTCGTATCAGTCTTAATAT